CAACGGGCACTTACGCCCCATCGTTAGCAAAACGGAGTTCTGCACTGGCACCGTCTACAACCTGACGGTTGAAGGGCACCATACTTTTATTGCCGGCGGCATCCGCGTTCACAATGCCGGCTTGGGTGTTGGTATTGCTGGCTCTGGTGGCGGCGGTGGCGGTGGTGGCAAAGGCGGTGGCGGCGGTGGACAACGCACGCCGGTAGAAGGTGATGACACACTGCAGTCGGTTCAGTATGCCGCCGTATTAGATCTTATTTGCGAGGGCGAGATACAAGGACTGGACAATGGTGCAAACAGCATCTTTCTTGATGGCACGCCGGTTAAAGATACTGCCGGCAACGATAATTTTCGTGGATACCAAATTGCCTTGCGCAATGGCTCACAAGTTCAAACCGCCATTGGTGGTGCAGCTAACGCAACAGAATCAGAAGAGGCAGTTGGTGTTGAGCTGTTTGCATCCACGCCTATTACTAGGCAAATTACTGACACCGCCGTTGATAGAGTGCGTGTCACAATCAACGTACCGGCACTTCAAATTATTGAGGACGACGGCGACATTGTTGGTCACTCAGTTTCACTGAACATCAAAATTCAGTACAACGGTGGTGGCTACACCGATGTTTTAAGTGACACGATTAGCGGCAAATCAAGTAGCCTGTACCAGCGCGACTACATGATTCAGGTCGCTGGCGCATTTCCTGTAGATATTCGCGTCACCCGTACAAGCGCAGACGAGTCCTCTGTTAAGCGCCAAAACGAAACCTTCTGGTCTTCGTACACAGAAATTATCGACGAGAAACTGCGTTACCCAAACAGCGCACTTGTTGGCCTGCGATTTGATGCACGCAACTTCAACAACATTCCTGCCCGTAAGTATTTAATTCGTGGCATCAAAATCCAGTTGCCGTCAAACGCTACTGTTGATACCACAAATTACATCGGGCGCGTCACCTATGCCGGCGTGTGGAACGGCACGTTTGGTGCAGCGCAATGGTGCAACGACCCCGCATGGTGTCTATTCGATCTGCTGACCAACACTCGTTACGGCGCGTCAATCCCCGCCAGCAGCCTCGACAAATATGACTTTTTTGCCATCAGCCAATACTGCAACGCCCTTGTTGACGACGGCAAAAACGGATTGGAACCACGCTTCTCCTGCAACCTACTAATTAACAGCCGCGACGAGGTTTACAACGTCATCCAAGAGATGACCAGCCTGTTCCGTGGCATTGCGTATTACGGCGCTGGTTCCTTGGTGCTGCTGCAGGACAAACCAGCCGATTCCCAATACGTACTTGGACCAAGCAACGTTATTGATGGCTTTTTTACTTACAGCGGCACATCACAAAAAGCACGCCACACCTGCGCGACCGTTGCGTGGCAGTCTTACGACACATTGGGTGAAGTTGAATACGAGTACGTCGAAGATGCTGATGCGGTCAGCAAATACGGCATTATCAACAAAGACATCAAGGCACTGGGGTGCTACAGCCAAGGTCAGGCACACCGCGCCGGTAAGTGGGCGCTGCTTAGCGAACAAAACCTGACCGAAACCGTTACGTTCTCCGTCTCGATAGAAAGCGGCGTTGTCCTGCGCCCTGGCATGGTGATCGACGTTGCCGATCCAACCAAGGGTGGCACCCGTCGTAGCGGTCGCATCAACAGCGCCACCACAACCACGATCACTGTTGACAGCAGCACAAATCTATCGGTCAACCTTGCCAACGAGCCCAACATCTCGGTGTTGATGCCAAGCGGCAACGTAGAACTACGACCGATCCAGTCCATCAGCGGCACCACCATTACGGTCGGCAACGCATTTAGCGAGGCACCAAACGCCAACAGCATCTGGCTTATCCAAACCACCGACATCCAGTCGCAGCAATATCGCGTCCTCAATGTCGCCGAAGCAGAAGATGGCATCTACGGCGTTACCGCACTGGAATACAACGCATCGATTTATAGCGCTATCGAAACAGGCAACAAGCTGACAGAGCGTGATATTTCCAACCTTAGCGATCCGCCCGAAGCCGTCACCGGCATAACCGGCACTGAATATTTATACGTTGATGGTCAGAGCGTATTTTCTGGTTTTGACCTGAGCTGGGTCAGCCCTAAAGAGCGTGTCAGCGAGTTCCGCGTTGAGTACCGAATTGATAACGACAACTTCCAACAGGTCGCTACATCGTCGCCATCGTTGCAGATCAGGTCAACACGCCCCGGCACTCTGTTTGTTCAGATTACCGCTGTCACTAGTTTCAACAAGTTCGGTCCAATATCAACAGCACAATTTGGACTTGTTGGCAAAACCGCCGTCCCCGGCAACGTCCAGAACCTGAGCTTTGAGGCCATCAACGCCAACTCCGGCCGCCTGCGCTGGGACGAAACCGTAGACCTTGACGTGAAGGTTGGCGGCAAAATTCATATCCGCCACAGCAACCTGACGGATGGCAGCGCGAGCTGGAGCAACAGCGTTGACCTGATCCCCGCCAAATCCGGTAGCTCCACCGAGGCCATCATCCCGCTGGTGGAAGGCGAGGTGCTGGTCAAGTTCGAGGATGACGGCGGCCGCCAAAGCACCAGCGAAACCAGCATCATCATCGACCTGCCCGACACGCTGGCACCACTCACGCTGATCAATCGCCGCGAAGATCAAGATGCGCCACCGTTCCAGGGCACACGCACCAACACCTTCTACAGCGAGGAGTTTGACGCCCTGACGCTAGATGGCTCGGACTTGCTCGACGACGTGGTGGACGTGGATTTGCTGCCCACCTTCGACGTGATGGGTTCGGTGCAGTCTTCCGGCACCTACGACTTCGCCACCACCGTCGATTTCGGCAACACCTTCTCCATCGACTTCAGCCGCTACTTCGTCACCCGTGGTTACTACCCCAGCGATCTGATCGACAGTCGTTTAGCCGAAGTGGACGACTGGAGCGATTGGGACGGCGGTGTGATCGACGCGGTGAACGCCATCCTCGAACTCCGCAGCACCACCGACAACCCGAGCGGCACCCCGACGTGGAACGCATGGCAGCCGTTCGTCAATGGCACCTTCCGTGGCCGTGGCTTCCAGTTCCGCACCACGCTGACCAGCAACGACGTTGCCGAAAACATCCTTGTCGATGAGCTGGGCTACCTCGCCACCGTCCAACGCCGGACCGAGCAGAGCAACGCCGCAGCGAGCGGCACCACCAACACCGCCGTGACCTTTCCCTACCCGTTCTTCACTGGAACGGCCAGCATCGGGGGATTGAACGCGTATCTGCCGAGCGTGGGCGTTACGGCGCAGAACATGCAGGCTGGCGATTACTTCCAGATCACGGGCGTGACCAGCACCGGCTTCACAATCAGTTTTTACGACTCCAGTGCCAACCCGATCACCCGCAGCTTTACATGGAGTGCAACCGGATATGGACGGCAAGGCTAAGATTGAAAAAGGACTGTCGTGGTTGGTGTAACTCGTGAGCCCCCAAGCGGACTACGTTGTCAGCAACGGAACCGGAGCGGCCGTAAGAAGCGACATTAATGGTCAGCTTGCGGCAATCGTTACCAACAACAGCGGCGCCACTGAACCGACCACTACCTACGCCTACCAGTGGTGGCCTGATACGACCACCGGCCTGCTCAAGATCCGCAATGCCGCGAACTCGGCTTGGGTAACTGTTGGCACGCTGGCCTCCACGAACCTCGGCCTCGCGTCTCTGGCTGGCGCCACGTTCACCGGCGACGTCATCCTCGGCACCACCACGGCGCTTGAACTGCCGGACGGCACCACCGGCCAACGCCCCGGCTCCCCGGTCAACGGGATGATCCGGTACAACACCACCCTCAACCAATTCGAGGGCTACAAAGCCAGCGCCTGGGGCGCCATCGGCGGCGGTGCAACGGGTGGATCGTCTGATGACATTTTCTACGAGAATGGCCAGACGGTGACTACCAATTACACTTTGAGCACTGGCAAAAACGCCATGTCAGCCGGTCCGATCACGATTAACTCTGGGGTGACCGTTACGGTGCCCTCTGGTGCTTCTTGGGTGGTGGTGTAAGTCATGCCAATCGCAATCAACGGCTCTGGAACAATCACCGGCATCAGCGTTGGGGGTATCCCTGATGGCACGGTTGACACTGATGTGCTGGCTGCCAACGCCGTCACCTACGCCAAGATCGGCACCACTGAGCAGGGGCAGCTTTGCAAAGCTTGGGTGAACTTTAACGGCACCGGCACCGTAGCAATCCGCGCCAGCTACAACGTGAGCAGCATTACGGATAATGGGGTTGGAGACTACACAGTGAACTTTGCGACGGCGTTGACGGATGCAAATTATTGCACTTTAGGTACAGGTCAATACACAGCATCAGGTGGCGGAAATGATGACGTTCCAACGATTGGAATTGTCAATGCAAGCACATATACGCCCACATCTGGATCTATTCGAATTGGCGCATCTACCGATGCTGCAGCAGCGACGGATCCCACAATCGTCAACGTCGCCATCTTCCGCTAACCGCCATGAACAGAATCATCTATCAAACTGAATCCGGCGGCGTCGCGGTAATCATCCCCACCGAGTCCGTCGAGCTGGCTTTCAAGGATGTCCCCGAAGGCGTGCCCTACGAGATTGTGGACGAAGCTGACATTCCCAGCGACCGCTACTTCCGCAATGCGTGGGTCATGGGCGACTGCTGCGTGGAGCACGACCTCGATAAGTGCAAAGAGATTGGCCACGACCATCGCCGCCAACAACGCGCTGAAGAGTTTGTCCCCTACGACGAGGTGATCGCCAAGCAGATTCCTGGTGCTGATGCCACCGCAGCAGAAGAAGCCCGCCAGCAGATCCGCGATAAGTACGCCCTTATCCAAGACGTGATTGAAGGCGCGTCTACCCCTGACGAAATCAAGACCGCCTTGGAGGCAAACCAATGAGTATCCGTCTCAACGGCAGCACATCGGGTTACACCGAAATCGACGCTCCGGTGGTGGCTGGGTCGAACA